AATATATGTTTTTCCATCAACAATATACCAAATAAGTCTACCATCACTCGGAAAAGATTTATCCTTTGCTTGTTCAATAGTGGTCTTTTCTAGAAGAATTTCACAACCGTAAGAAGAAGGATCTTCAGGGTTGATTGCTTTAGTTCCCATTTCCTCCTCCTTACTTAAATCAACATCCCGAACAACACTCATGAACGACCACCCCACCGAATATCAGGGTAAGCTTCACTTACAATATCCCGATTAATTTTATATTTTGATTGAAGTGCTTTATCTTTTACAAGACAAAGAATCTTTGCTTCTTCTGGATGAAGTCCCTCAAGAATTTGAATAAACATAGTTTCCCTACGAAGAGAAGAAAGACTATCATTACCACCTTTAACAAAGTTATAAAGATGCTTAAATTCCCTTCTTAAAGAAGTATGATCAGTTCCAACAGGAACTTCATTTTCTTTATATGGAACTTGACCTTCTGGAATCATTGATACAACCGTGTCATCAAAGTTCCAGATAAAGATTGTTTTCAAAGCATCAGTTTCATATTCTTTTAAAACTTCAACCTTTTTTGCTTTTGAACGTTGCTTATTTACAAGTTCAAGAACTTCATGAATGAATGGGTTTGGAGGAAGTTTTTGATTACTCGTCGTCTCCTTCTTCGTCATCGTAGTCATAATCGTTTTCAAATCGTACTGCTAAAATTTCATCGGGAACAATATTCCCATTCTCGTCAAACATCTCTGGGTGGGTATAAATCGGTTGAGTATTGTAAAAATGCTCTTTAGCCAACCATCCTACTACGCCGCCAACAAAAAAGAACATAATAGAAACTAAAGTTCCTATGGTGAGAGTGACTGCTAACATTTTCTTTCTCCAGAGAGTTTACTTTTTCTTGATATCTAAATGAAGTTCTAGATAAAAATCAAACTCTCTGCGGAAGAGAGACACCATTTTACCAAACTTCATTTGAAAAGTCTTGGGTTCTGGGTTCTTCCTCCTATTGCGTAGTAGTAATTCAACACCCCGATTTATTTGAGGTTCATCTTTATTTAGATTGTTTTTTGCGTCTTCCTGGTTTTCGGTCATTGCTATATCTCCAGGCATCTTCAAGAATACCATAAAGGTATTCTTTTATTTTTCTTGCTTGTGGTTTGGGAATATGCCCATAACCTTCACGAAGTTGTTTGTGTTCATTGTCTTGACCTCCTTTCAAATACTCTTCTAAATCTAAAATCAAAAAGTTAATGTTTGCAGCAGTAGAACTTTCAATGAACCGATCTACTTCTACTTTTTTTGCATTACTTGATTTTAAATAATCATAAAACTTAAGAACAAATTTTCCATTAAAAGCAAAATCAATTGCACTTTCAACAACTTCGTATACTTCTTCCATTAAACTAAATTCTGCTCCTTAAGATACTTAACAGTTTCAGTGCATCCGCCTAGTTTTTCCTGGTCATTTAAAATCACTTGTGGGAAAGTAGATCCTTGACCAAATTCAGCATAGAATTCTTCACGGGTGAAATCTGTATCAAGTTTATATATGACGTGCTGAAGTTCTGCTAACTTTAGCACTTGTTCAATCTTAGTGCAATAGGGACATCCTGTTTTGGAATAAACTGTAAACTTCATGGTTGCTTTAAATACTCCTTTTCAGATTTATATAAAAAAGTTTTTTCTTTATCAAAATACATTTGTATTCCCATTTGTAATTCTGGCAATAACCATTCGTGAACTGGAAAACAATACTCCCAGTTCACTGGTTGAATACAATTCATAACCACAACACTCCAAAATGCTGTTACATGATTAATAAATGTTAGCATAAAAAAGAGGGTTTCCCCTCTATGATACTTAGATTATATATTGTTGTCAATCAGAGTGCATTTCCTCTCGGGAGAACTTCCTCTGGGAATACAAACGATTCATGAGGTTGATCCACAGGTGCCATCCACGCTCTAATTCCTTCATTAAGAAGGATATTTTTTGTATAGAATGTTTCAAACTCCGGATCCTCAGCAGCACGAATCTCCTGACTCACAAAGTCATATGCTCTTAGATTGAGAGCCAGACCAATAATCCCGATAGAAGAAGTCCATAGACCCATGACGGGAACAAAAAGCATAAAGAAATGCAACCAACGCTTATTACTAAAAGCAATCCCAAAAATTTGAGACCAGTATCGGTTCGCAGTAACCATACTATAAGTCTCCTCCTCCTGCGTAGAGTCAAATGCTTTAAAAGTATTTGCTTGATCACCATCTTGATATAATGTATTTTCCACTGTAACTCCGTGAATTGCGGAGAGCAATGCCCCTCCTAGTATACCAGCAACTCCCATCATATGGAATGGATTAAGCGTCCAATTGTGGAATCCCTGGAGGAATAAAAGGAAGCGGAAGATCGCTGCAACACCAAATGACGGCGCAAAGAACCAGCTGGACTGTCCAAGAGGATACAAGAGAAATACACTAACGAATACGGCAATAGGACCCGAAAAAGCAATCGCATTGTATGGTCTAATCCCCACTAATCTAGCAATCTCAAATTGCCTGAGCATAAAACCTATGAGAGCAAAGGCTCCGTGGAGTGCCACAAAAGCCCAGAGTCCCCCAAGTTGGCACCACCTGACGAAATCTCCCTGAGATTCAGGACCCCAAAGTAGAAGAAGAGAATGACCCATAGCATCAGCAGGCGTTGACACAGCCGATGTGAGAAAATTAGCACCCTCAAGGTAACTAGTTGCGAGTCCGTGGGTGTACCAGCTTGTAACAAACGTTGTGCCAGTAAGCCAGCCACCAATTGCAAGATAAGCAGTGGGAAAAAGAAGGAGTCCAGACCAACCCACAAAGACAAAACGATCTCGTTTAAGCCAGTCATCCAGGACATCGAACCACCCCCTCTGTGGAATCTGTAATGTACTTGTTGTCATTTGTTTTTTCCTTTTTTAAGTAAAACAGTTGTGGCCAAGTATCACGAATGATCTCGGCAAGTTTATAAGGTGTGTCCTTATGAATCATAATAGTATGACACAAAGTAAAGGAATAGCAATAGAACTTATACCTATAAAAAACCCCGCCACTGCTGTAGCGGGGTTGAAACTACCATCGGGCATAATCAACCGATAGCAGGTGCCTTGAGAGCAACAGGAGTGTTCTCAACAGCAGCAAGATCAAGAGGGAAGTTATGAGCATTGCGCTCGTGCATGACTTCCATTCCAAGATTTGCACGATTCAGAACATCTCCCCAAGTATTGAGGACACGATTCTGAGAATCAACAACAGACTGGTTGAAGTTGAAACCATTCAGGTTGAAGGCCATGGTGCTAACACCAAGAGCAGTGAACCAGATGCCAACGACAGGCCATGCTGCCAGGAAGAAGTGCAGTGAACGGGAGTTATTGAACGAAGCATACTGGAAAATCAGTCGTCCAAAGTATCCGTGTGCTGCGACAATGTTATAGGTTTCTTCTTCTTGTCCGAACTTGTATCCATAGTTCTGGGACTCGTTTTCGGTTGTCTCACGAACGAGACTAGAAGTAACCAGACTTCCGTGCATAGCACTAAAGAGGCTCCCACCGAATACTCCAGCCACACCAAGCATATGGAACGGATGCATAAGGATATTGTGTTCTGCTTGGAAGACGAGCATGAAATTAAACGTGCCCGAGATTCCAAGAGGCATTCCATCACTGAAGGAACCTTGACCGAAAGGATAGACAAGGAAAACTGCAGAAGCAGCGGCAACAGGAGCAGAGTAAGCAACACAAATCCAAGGACGCATACCAAGACGGTAGGAAAGTTCCCACTCACGTCCCATATAGCAGAAGATGCCAATGAGGAAGTGGAAGACAACCAGTTGGTAAGGGCCACCATTGTAGAGCCATTCATCAAGAGATGCAGCCTCCCAGATAGGATAGAAATGCAAACCAATTGCGTTGCTAGAAGGAACAACAGCACCAGAGATGATGTTGTTTCCATACATCAGAGAACCAGCAACAGGTTCACGGATGCCGTCAATATCGACGGGTGGTGCAGCAATAAATGCTACGATGAATGCGGTTGTTGCTGCAAGCAGTGTAGGAATCATCAGAGTTCCGAACCAACCAACATACAGACGGTTGTTGGTGGAA